TTTGACTTTGAACAATTGTGTTCCATCTGTACTTTAACAATTCTTCTTCTTCGTCGGATTTTGGTTCAACATCTTCTTGCCAATCACCAAGGTTGCTGTATGTTTTACCACCGCTACCTCCGCCTCCATGAGTCTTTTGATCATGCTGTCCAGGAGCATGTTTTTGAATAGTAAGAATTGGTTCACCTAATGAACCATAATTTCCTCGAGGGAATGGGACGCTTTTCGCGATTTCAATCATATCTTTTTCTGCTTGAGTCATAACAACTGGATCATTAGTATTTCTAAGGCTCTTGTAAATATCATGAGTTTTATTCTTGGACGCAAGCGAAGCGGGTGTGTGAAATTGTAGTTCAAACATTTGTCCTGTTGGAGATGTGATCTGTGCGTTTACGCCCTTATAGGGACTATTCGCTCGCCAATTGTTAACGACATGAACTTGGTAGCCCTGTGTTCTCAAATCATCTATGGTGTTGTTTACCATGTCTGTGTAGCCAAACTCATTTTTTGTAATTGTGTAACGGATCGCATCTTTAATGTTTTTAGATTCTGCCGCAATCGTTACGGAATGATCCCTTGCTTGTGTTTGAATCTTTTCTGATAGTGACTTTTGAGATTTAATTCTATTTTCTAAACCGACCATCGTTCCACCGTGAGTTTTAGATAAATCAATCATATCCCGTGTAATTTTTGGTTCGGAAACACGCGCTGAATCTCGAAGATTGTTTGCTGCTACATCTGATTGACCGCGACTTGTACTTGTTGAGTTCAAGGGTTGCTGAAGGTTATATCCTTCATACTCACCCGTTGGAGGAATCTTTTCTTGGATAACTGCACTTGGTTCTCCAGGAATTAACACGGCGGTACAACGACAATTCGGATGAGCGGTCGGCATTAGTTTATCAATTGAAAAATTATCTTCCCAATCAACTATTTCACCATTTAACGGAATACATATTGAACATGTTCTTTCGTCTTTCGCAATCATCCAACGCTTTTGACTATTAGGTGGAATGAGTCCCTGTGCGTCTGCTTCCATCCAAGACATAAAGCGTCCTTGATTTGCTGCTTCTGCGAGTTCGGTTCGGGCGATTCTTTCGGCTCTTTGATTCCATAATGTGTTTCTGTACCGTTGCCCAAGTGTTTCTGCTCTTGATACCGCATTTTGATAAGACAAACCTTTGATGGTTCCATCTTCAATTGTTTTTTTGTAAAAGTTTTCTAAGGCGGTTGCTTGTCTTGAATCAAGACCAACTACTCGCTTTATCGCTGCTTCTACTTGATCAGGATCTAACTTTGACCGTAAACCGTCTTGAATGATCTTAGATACTGCTTGGCGAGAGTATTCATTAACTTGTCGGATAGTTGAACCCGCACGAACTTGTGCCCAACCAATAGCCCGAGGATCGGTTAAATTAAACGCTGCTTCGTACTTAACTTTGCTTGGTAATTTTTTTAAGTTGAGAGTTGCTGACATCGCAACCTGTACCGCCATGGTTGTAACAATTGGCTCAAGTAACTGAGTGAAGTTTCCCCAAGGTACTTGATTAGCGGCAGATAAAGGATTACCAGCACGAACTTGTGCCATGATTCGTTTAATTACATCAGGATCATTTACTTCAAGGTTTAATTTTTTTAACGCTTCAAGGTACTGCCTGATAAGTTTTTTTTCGTTCGGTGTAAGTGCGCCACCTACGACATCTAAAGGATCGTTCGGTTTTTGCGCTTTGAAGACATACGCCATTACAGCGTTTCTTCTATTACTGGCAATCCCGCAAGCCCGCGTAGATATGCTTCTGTATTCGCATCAGGAGTAATAACACCTGCTGTAACTAACTTAGATACATAATCTGCAATCTCCGCTAATTCAACATGGCTTACTTCGCTATATGTAATCTCAGGAGTTTTTTCTAACTTCATACCATTAAGAGTTAAAAGTCTAGGGATCGCATGTTGGTTAATTACCTCTGCAATAGACTTACATATCGCGTCAACTGCCATTGTCCATAGGTCGATCTTTGATGATCCGAGAGAGAATGATCCAACTCGTTCATGCCCCAAAAGAATAAAGTCTGACAACACTGACATCGCAATTCTTTGATCATAACGGGAGATAACTTTGTCTGTATCAAACTGACGGGATCCACCTGTAGATAACAAAGTAATATCAAACAACTTGTTTCCGTTTTCGTTATACACCTGTGGGAAAACGATACCTTCTTGTTCGTTGCGCTTAACATTTTGAACAATAGATTGAATCGCTGCTAATACTGCTTGCTGATCAACAGTGGCAGTTGAAGACAAATACTCAGGCGGAACATAAGCAACAGGAAGTCCCGCTAGATCTCGTTCAATTCCAATGGCTTCGATTTCTTCTATGCGTCGCTTGAAATACCATGGGCGATAAGCCGTGCGAAGCAGTGATCTGCCTTCGGGATTATTCTTTTGTGTTGAAGTTCTAAACAATAAAGATTTTTCAATTGGAATTGAGTGAAATCCTCCACCCCACGGATCATTTTGTTCAAATCCTTGAATGCCACCTTTTTCATCAAACAACCAATTGTTATGAGTTTCTTGCGCACGGATTGACCATTTGCGCCATCCAATTTTTCCATCTGTATAGGCGGACTTTTTGGTTGGATCTTTTGAGTCTCCTCCGCGAATCTTGTAAACAATTTCTTGATAAGAGTATCCGAAAACAAGCATTGACAAGATACTAGATAGCGTTGAGTCCCATGTGTCTGACATATCGTATAAACAAGATTGAACAAACTCGGCTGCTTCAACATCAACTAATTCTTCCGAGGATGGATCTACTTTCCAATCTAACCTTAAAATGATTTTTTCAATAGCATACAAAATTGACCCGACAACTGGATCGTTATCAGCCATTTCACGATAAACTTTTGCTCCGCGTTTTCCACGCAGCGTGGTTAAGAACTCCTCATGAACCGTTCCACCTGAACGGCGTAAACCCGTTGAACCAACTTCGGTTAAATCTATCTTTGCCATTTTTACCTACTCATCATCTTGGTCGTCCATGCTGGCTACCATTGTTCTGCTAACTAAATATAAGGCTTGCTTTTCCGTGAATCCACTAGCCGTTAGTGAATTGAATAACTCGTTCATCTGCGCAGTTGCCTGTTCTAAGACACTTAGTCCTTGAAACGGATTTTGTGCAGAGTCCATCTAAGCAGTATAAGGGGAGTTCCCCAATTTTAGCCATCAGAACGGCGCATCATTTCCGAAAGTGTCTTGCTTTTTTGTATATTGCCCCGTCTTTGGGCGGGACTTTTTCAAAGAGACTGCTATATGTTGGGCGGTAATCACCAACTTGGATTTTTTCTCGTTGCTTGTCTTGTCTAACCATTCTTGATTTTCGATAGTTCCAAGAACAACAACTTGTGTACCTTTTTGTAAAGCGTCTGCGGAGTTTTCAGCGAGTACATCCCACGCTGTTACATCCCAATATGTTGTACCTGAGTCTTCCCATGAACCATCATCGTTTTTCTTTTTCTTACTTGTGACTACTGAGAATCGGATAACTGCCTTACCACTATTTATGAACTTTAGTTCAGGATCTTTAGTTACTGTGCCTACTACTGTGATTGGGTTACTCATTTTGAGTCCTTTGGTTAGGAAAATCAAACACTAACGGTTTAGGTCTGATCTTGCGTTTTTTTCTTATTTCTTTTCTATCTTTTGGAGTTGTTCCACCCCAAATACCTTCTACGCTCCAATGAAGTGCGTAGTTGAGACATTCTGCCTGAAACGGACACTGAGAACAAAGTTTGATCGCAGTGCGCCTACCAGTGGGCGTGTCGCTAAACCATAGTTCCCCATCAACGCTGGCACAAATCTGACTGCCATCGAAATCGGGATAATCTGTGGGATCTGACACACCCAAAGTGTAGGGGCATCAATCTTCTGTGTCCACCACATCTAGTGGTTTCCACATATCTCCAAATCTTTCCGACATTAACTGATTGTAAAGGTCTTCGAGATTAGAGTCGGTCATTTAGTACCAACCTTTCAAATCTGAGTGATTTTTTGCAGAACAAGGATTTTGATACCTGTGTTCAATATAAGCAAGTCCCCAAGAAATCTGTTCCATAGGATCGGACAAGAACTCCTTGATTTCGGCTTTGCTATTTTTGCGCATATGGCGCTGAGGGATTCCAAAGTCATCTGTTGGCGACTTTGCTTTCCAGTTCCAATGAGATTCGCGTGTCCAAAGTGCTTCTAGGCACTCGAACTGCTTGCTATCCCATCCGTATTCTTCAACCGCATATTCTCCATAGGCTTTGGCTATTGCTGGCGACCATGCCTTTAATGGGAACTCGATAGTTTTAACTATAGGTTTAACTTCAAGCGTTATGGGTGCTTCGGCTTTTGCCGTTGCTGCATCCCATGCAAATAAGGCAATTAACCCTATTCCTATATTTCTTACCGTTCTTCCGCGTTTCGTGAGTTTCATTATTCCTCCTTTTGGGGAAGCCTCTCATCCAACATAATTTCTATATTGAGTGGAGATTCCTTAGGGACTTTTTGACGATCACATCGCCATCGGGATTGATAAGGGCAACTAACCTTTCCTGTTTAGCCATTCCGCGATCTCTGTATCGCGCATATTCTTCAATGGCTTGCCCGAGATTATTATACTTTGATTCGAACACCTCGACGGTGTCTTCATAGACTTTTATCTTAAACATTTTTTCCTCCCTTCGGTTCATACTTTTCCAGACCTAACTCGAAAATGTGGGATATAAACATATCAATCTCGGCGCGTTTTGGATTTTTTCCATGCGGGATCTGCCAATAATCACGCACAAGAGCCATAGGCACGGTTGCCTTGAGATTCCCACGGGTTGTACTTAACATTTTGCGACCTCCTGAGCCGTCAATATACCTTTTACTGTGATTCTTCTCACAATTCTTAACTGACCCGACAAGCCTGTGCGGTGTGTCGGCATACTGGCTATTAAACCTGCTCGTTCCAACTCGGAACAACGCGTGGCATACTCCGATGTAAGGGGAAGTCCAGCATGAGTCGCTGCCTCCTCGTCTGTTAAACCATTTCTTTCGGAGAAGTGCGCCATCAATAGTTTGAACCTACTACTGTTGACTCGTATCCCGATCTCATCTGCTGCTTGCTTTGAGGTTTGAGGATCAGACCTCCTAGCCTTTACCTTAGGTTGATACTTTGGCATTTCCATAACGGATTTGTTATGTGCCAAATCGATTAACTCACTCGGTACACCAAACATGACCTCGCCAGTACCCAACAAAATGTATTGGGTTTCATCCACCAACCATAACCCTGAACCTAAACTGTAGAGATTGATTGTCCATCTTTCGCCATCAAGAACAACATCAAGAGTTCGTTTGAATCCATCTTGTTGCCATTCCGTATCGTTGAGGATATTCATCCAATCTCCTCCAGTCGATCGGGAACACCTCGTTCAACTTCGAAACCACC